CTAGTTAAGCATCGGATATTGAGGATAACGTGCCCAAATAGCATATCTACCTCCTAATTTAGCAAGCATGGTATGCCATAAATCACAGAAATTCAAATCCTGCAACATCTCTTTATTACTATCCACTATCAACCATGATTTCTCTTCTATCTCCTTAATCAATTGCCCTTTCTCCCATCCGACATATCCCGAAAAGAACCGAAATACCCCTTCTACCGGTTTACCATCAAGAATATATTTTTGCACCTCGCCAAAATTGCCATTCACATATAATCCATTAGCCAAAGGTATTGCTCCCTTCAAATCTTCTAACGTGTGCAAAAAGAAAATAGTTTCTCTACTTACCGGACCTCCTTTATATATAGGCACACGCTGTGCAAATTCCAATGGAGGCAACAGTTCATTCAACAAGATATGGTTACGAAATTCTTTATTCAAAATTATTCCCATACTACCTTCTTCATTATGTTCTAGCAACAACACTACCGACCGGGTTAAATCATGACCACGAAAAAAAGGAGATGAAATAAGTATATCCCCTTTCATAGGTAATACCCTACCAGACTCTATCTGAAAAACACGCATATCCATAGTTAACTTCTTCTCTTTTTTAATTGTAATACCAATATACGGAATAAAATCAAATTAAAAAAACATCTCCTCTCCTTTTTTTGAAAAATTATTTTCCTTGAAATGTAAATGATTCACTATCAAGACCAATAGAAAAAAGTTCAGAAAAAAAACGTTCAAACATTTGCAGAATTCAAATTATTGCGTACCTTTGCACCCGCAATCGAGAGAGAAAGCATTGAAAGAAATACAAGTTGAAATATTGGTGCGTTAGTTCAGTTGGTTAGAATACATGCCTGTCACGCATGGGGTCACGGGTTCGAGTCCCGTACGCACCGCAACTTTTTTTTTCGATAACAAATATATTGGTGCGTTAGTTCAGTTGGTTAGAATACATGCCTGTCACGCATGGGGTCACGGGTTCGAGTCCCGTACGCACCGCTAAAAGGGAATCCGCTAAAAACGGGTTCCTTTTCTTGTTAAGTCGAAATATATCTACACAAATAGATAATTCACTAATAATGAGCTTGTTTTAGTTGAGTTTCCATCCAAAAATGGGAACACGGAACCTGTTAAGACGAAAATTGCTTCAAGGCTCAAAAAAGGACTCGAACCCGACAGTGTACATTCGGGTGTACATCATCGAAGCAATCATTGGTTCATCATATTCTTTAACTCAACTAAAAAGAAATTATATGGTGAAGCTAAAAATCATTGTAAGAGACGGAAACTTGGTGTTGAGAATCAGCGAGGGCAAACAAAGATTTTATAAATCCGTCCGACACCTCCTGAAAGGAAACCCCAACATCGAAAAACATTGGAACGCCGACAAGGAGCGTTTTACTAATTACGCAGTGTCTTATTCGGAGAACAACAAGGCACTGGAAGACTTCAAATCAGCTTACAGTAAACTCGTAATGAAACATCCTGAATACACAGCCAGGCAGGTAGCTTCCGCATACACTACCTCCCAGAGATTGATTCAGGATGTTCAGGGCAACGATTCTGATTGCGCCGGAAAACGTGATGACTCCTTCGTGTTTGTAGAAAAATACCTGAAGCTCGTAATTGAACGTGAGAAAATAAAGAATGGATGTAATTTTGAAGTTTACGGAAAGTTGTTGAACAAGTGCCGTAAAGTACTCCCCAAATTTTCCCGCCTTACCTTCCAGGAGATAAATTACGACAAGTGCCTTTTTATTGCGCATACATTTGCAAAGCACAAAGGCTACCGTGGTATATCAAAGGCGTTTAGGGCATTGCTCGGAAAGGCTTCAAAAGACAAGGAAGTAGATTTCTCGATTAACCAAATTGGTGATTTTACATTTGCAGACTACAATCCAAACAAGGATGATGTAGAGCTTAAAAAGCCTGATGTTCTTGACCGCTTCCAATTAAAGCAGTTTCTGAATATGAACATGCTTGATATTACTCCGGAATACGAAGACCGGCAACTGGTTGAGTTATACTATGATTTCTGTGTATTCATGTTCAATTCGTTCTTTGCACCGTGTGATGTGATTAAACTGAAGTATAAGCATATAACTAAACGTCGAACAATTATTGCACGACGGAAGAAAACGCACAAGCCGGTGGAAATACCTATTTCTCCAGCTATGGAACAAATTATAAATAAGTATAGGGGGAAAACTAAGGATGGCTATATATTCCCTATTATGGATGATAAAAAGGAAAAAGAATACAAAGCGAAGGATTATATCTTTAAGAAATTCCGGCAGAACCTTAATATATGGTTGAAGACCCTTGGAAAAGAGCTTGGGGTATGCTATAACCTTTACGCATACGTGTTTCGTCATACGGCAATTACCGTAGCTTTGGATGGTGGATTGCCTATCTCATACGTTGCAATGGCGGCAGGGACCAGTATTGAGATGATTCAGGAGCATTATTACAACGGAGACAATATCGTCAACCAAAAGAAGTTGCAATTGGAGTTTATCAAAGCTGGAAGGTAAACATGAAAATCCCCGGTAACAGTTACGCTACCGGGGATTTCAACTTTAGTTACGGAAAGAAGAAATGCCTTAAAAAAGGCAATGAAGTGCAGTTCCAATAACGCCACCAATCATTGTAGCAGTAAAGTCAAGCCAGTCAAAGCCGTTTCCTTTGAGCCAGCCAAAGGTTCCACCACGTTTGCCATTCCACATCCAATCTTTCATTTCGGCAGAAGCAGCGGCGGCGAAGGCGGCACCGATACCAAGGGTCACACTGATGATAAAACCTACTAAAATGTGTTTGGGGCGATTGCTTTCAAGCAACCATTTAAAATACTTTTTCATAACAATTCTTTATTACGAATAGCATTTTTGATTGAGATATGTTTATTAGAGGTGATTTTCCGATTTCCTCCACATTGCATATCTTTTACGATTGGTAAGGTAACTCATGTTTTCCTCATTGTCATACGCTTCACGTTCAAAGGAAATGTTGCGATAGGCATTGCCTGACATAAACAATCGAACTACCCATTCCAGCAAATAAATAACATAGAATGGTATATACCACAATTCTTTCATCTGCGCTGTGTGAATCTTCTCATGATTCAGTACTGTAGCACTCAAATCACGATAAGTTCCTCTGACAAACAGTACACCGAATAGATTGATAGCGAGAAAGCCCTTAAATGGAATAATGTTGTTGTAGATTATCTTCATATTGTCAAACCTTTATCTAAGAATAGCCATTATACTTATTCAATAGGGCTTAGTAACAAATCATTTTTTGTATTTGGACTTTACCTCCGATGTAATCTTACCTTTATAGAACCATAATTCTTGTGGTAATCCGACATTTTTTCTGTACACCGCCGTCATATAATTCACACCATAATATTTACTCCACTCCAACATTGTTTTTGATTCGCCATCAATTGTAATTAGATTGAAAGATGTAAAGTAGCAGTTTTGAGAAGTATAGTTATCATTTGGGTTGTAGCGTCTAATGTGCAAACCTTCTCGATAGCCATGCGTAAATGCCCATTCTTCAAAGGCAGAATAGTCATTTACCCATTCATCACAAACAATTATCCCCTTTCCACCATATCGTTTGAAATTTACATAATTTGGATCGTAGCACGATTGTTTCATTCTCGTCCAAATGACATATAGGGATGTGTAACAGGAACCATGAGTAGTTTTGGCTATTTTCATTCTGCATGTTCTACACATTAGAGGGAATAGACCTTTGTGGTGCAACAATTGATGTGTGTTTTTATAAGTAATTTTGCCACAGGAACATCGGCAAGACCAAGAATATATATACCCACTCGTATTTTCCCATTTCACCTTTGAATGTACTCCAAGAACTGTAAGTTGACCAAATGTTTGCCCTGTCAAATCAGTGCCACTTGTAAACCGGGACATACTTATAGCCTGTATCACTTGTTCCATTAAAACAGAAACGGCATCGCACGATTCTTTATTATTGGAATTGTGCGATATGCCGTCTATGATATTTTTCGATAAACTTAGCTTCTGTAAGATTTGTTCTTTAGTCATAACTATATAAATAATGCGGTTGTTGAAACAATAGCCATAATGAAAAAGATTAATGCAAGACATTTCCATATTTTTGCAGTAGCCTCCAAACCGTGTTTCTGCTTGTCAAACTCGCTTATTGCGTAATTCAAAGCCTCGTCTTTCAGTCCTTTAAACTTGTCGTTCAAAGCCTCTGTTATATCGTCTGCAATAACATACTTCACCTTCTCTAACACAGATTCAGGATAACCTCTCTCATCATAATTTATTTCATACAACAAGTCGTGGTGAAAAAGATAAGGTATATCGTTTACTTTATAGGAAAGTTTGATGCCGCTTTCTTTGACATATTTCAAAAACCTTTCTTCGGCAATCTCATTTATCTTTTCCTGGTTAAATTCTGACTCCTTCTTTATCTCATTAAAATATTCCTCGTCAACAATCACACAATTGTTTTCAAGTTTCATTACATGTGCTTTCATGATTATTCTTCTTTCAATTTCTTTATCAGCGCATCAGCAAAACAAATACTTAATTTTGCCATTATATTGGAATCAATATTGACAAGCTGTTTCTGTGAATTACTACAAAATCCTTGCATTGCCGCCTTCGCCAATTCATAACGTCTTTGTTCCCAATCAATAGTTTCAAAATTATCAAAGAAGTCGAGTTCTGACACTTTGAAATACCTACCATTCACTAAGGCAGTCCCAGCGTCAAATAAGCCTTCAACCTCTACAATCGTTCCGGTTGCTTTTATTCTTGCTTTCATAACTGATTAGTTTTAATATACCCATTTTCAATGCACCAGCACAACATCTCGTAGGCTGATTCCAATAGATTTCCGGAAACTTTAACGATGAATGGTTCAGACATGCTTTTTTGATAACTTATAGCCCAAGGACCAGCAAAAAGAGGCTCAACGCACAGCTTATACGTTATACAGAAGACATTTATGTATCGCGGCAGCTTATCGAGAATGTCCTGCAAAGTGTAAGTTTCATGATAATAGTCGTAATTCGTATCGGCATCCGGAGAGGTTACAACCATGTTGTCTGAATCTGATTCATTCCACTCAAAACACATGCTTCCATCGCTTGTATCCAGCCCAAGCTCCTGCAAATGTTTCATCTGTTCGACTGATAATACTTGTTTTGATTTCATTTCTCATTCCTTTTTAAACACTCTTGCATAAAGCATTAAATTTGAATTTATCACAGTTTATAGTATCTTTGTTAAATCTGTCAGTACATTTATAATAATGCTTACAGTTGTAACAAACCCTTTCAAATTTTTGCTTTTTCTTTACTTTATGATATTTCATTTTTCACTCCTTTCTCCTTAATCCGTTCCAGTACATCCTTGTTGGCTTCGAGTATCTCATCGAAAGAGGGGATAGGCATCCATAAATCATCATCAGAAATTTCGTATTCGTAATCATCGCCATCCTCTGAATCCCATACGTGATAATACTTATTATATATTAGGATTTCGGGTTCAAACCATTCTTTTGATGAAGGTTGTACGAGTACACGGTCACTTTGCATTGACACATCATTTTCATCAACAGGCGGTAATTGGTCTTTGACTTTTATCCACGGGGATTGCTTTGCCTGCCAGTCTGCACCTTTCTTAAAACCTCTTGTTAGTCCATTGTCATAATCAACCAATGTTTTTACCTTAAAAGGCAATTTATCTAAATTATTAGATTCATAATTGGCAAAATTCATTGCCGCTTCTTCTACTGTCTGTTCATAATTTAATCAATTATGGGTGATGTGGTTGAATATTCAATTCGTTCTCTATAAATCTCTGTAACTTGTGGGCACATTCCGAGCATAAGTCGGCCTCTTGGATGAATATATCTTCCCTTCCACCAACAGAGCCACTATCCCATTTATCTATCTTGAAATCCAATCTTGCGCTGCGGAAATACGATGGCTGTATCTCTCTTCCGCAAGCATCACATATTATCGTTACTTTTTTCATATTTGTTCTGTTTTGTTCCTTATTGATCAATTACTTTTTTCAATTTATTAAAAGCCTTCTCTTTATCAAATCTAATCCCATCTTTGAACTCCAATATCAACTGCCAAAGCTGGTTTTTGTAAATATCACCCGCTTTATAGTCAGTCTTATAATGGCATTTCTGTGTAGTGGTTATTTCCTTAAATATATTCGTTGCATTAAGATATGTGGCTCCCCATTCTGTGAGTTCTACACTAACGGTATCATTCAAATCTATTTCTATCATAAATATTCCTTTCTAATTTATTTTGAATTATTCATCTTGAAAATCGTCAATCTCAAACTCCCAATCCATTGCATCCTCTTGTCGGATATTATCTAATAACCATTCATTTGCATTTTCAAGCTCATCATCCCATTCAGGTACATCCCCACCTTCATCATAAGCTTTAGCTAATTCATCATAAACTTTGTCAGGGACTTCAACATCACTAAGTCCAACTCTATAAGTTACCTTGATTGTTAAATCTTTAATCTTCTTCAT